CCGGACTACATCGTCATCGATGACTTGGATGACGACGAACTGTGCCGCAATGAGAAACGGGTGCATGACATTACAGACTGGGTGAAAGAAGCCCTTTTTGGTGCACTGGATGTGGGCCGGGGACGCTTTATCATGGTCGGGAACCTCATTTCTAAAAACTCGGTGCTGGCCAATCTCACCAAGACAAAAGGGGTACATGTATCCGTCATCAAGGCAATAGACAAGAACGGAGAACCGGTATGGCGCGAAAAATGGACGAAAGAAGAGGCGCAGGAATACAGGGATTTCGTAGGCTACCGGGCATGGGAAAAGGAGATGATGCACAACCCCATCGTGGACGGCACTATCTTCCGGGCAGACTGGATTCGTTACAAGAAACTGCCCAGACTGTCCAAGTATGAAATGCTGGTCTGCTATACCGACCCCTCTTTCAAATCGACCACTTCCAACGACTACAAGGCTTGCCGCCTTTGGGGCAAGATTGGGAAGGAACTGCACCTTATAGACTGTTACGTCCGGCAGGATACCGTTTCCGGAATGGTACGGTGGCTTTACGACCTCTACGAGCGTACACGTGATACGGCAGCCGTCCAGTTCTTTATGGAAGCGAACTTCATGCAGGATGTCATTCTGGATGAGTTTGAGGCAGAAGGGAATCTGCGTGGATACCAACTGCCCATCATGCCGGACAAACGAAAGAAACCGGACAAGCTCCAGCGCATCGAAGCGGTGTCACCATTATGGGAACGCGGTTTCGTATTCTACAATGAGAAGTTGAAAGAATCGCCGGATATGCAGACCGGAATCGAACAGACCTTGGCTCTGGAGCGTGGCAGCCGTATTCACGATGATGCACCGGATGCCGACGAGGGAGCCATCTGGATGCTGCAGCGCAATTCAAGACAGGAGAGTTTTCAACCGGTGTTCGGCAAAAGGCCGACCGCCAAAAATATATGGTAACATGATACAACTGATTAAAAGAATGATTTTTGCATGGCGCTATAAACGTGCCGTTGCCCGTGCTTGCAAGTATGCCAAGCTCTACGGAAGAAAATACTACGTCCTGTATATGGGCGGCAAACTGAAAGTTGTCCCCAAAAGGAATATCTGCGAACTGATTCACCGCCACCGTTTCCGCAAGGGAACCACTATCCGGGATATAGAAAAAATGGCATTGTTCATCACTAAATGAAAGTAAAGTCATGTTCATTACAGAAGAAGATTACAAAGTTGTCATCGGCGACAACGCATTGAAGGTCATCTCCCAGGTAAGCCCGGAAAACCGTACCAATGCAGAAGCGGAAGCCCGGGAAGAAATTGCCGGTTATCTACGGCCGAAATACGACTGTACGGCCATTTTCTCTGCACAGGATGAACACCGGAACCGGCTCATTGTCATGTACACCTGCGACATTTCACTTTACCACATGAGTGCAGCCATGCCGCAAAAGATGGGAAGCGAGATACGCAAGGAACGATATGAACGGGCCATCAAGTGGCTTGAAGGCGTACAGGCCGGAAAAATTGTCCCTGATTTGCCCTTGGCTGTCGGAGAAGATGGGCTTCCGTCCGGAAATTCACTTGTTTACAGCTGTCAGAAGCAGCTTCATCATAACTGGTAGGACTATGGATATTAAAGACTTTTTCAGCGGTATGTTTTCCAGTAAACCGAAAAACGTACTGCAAACGCCATACGGCAATTTTAATCTGGCCAAGGGGAAAGACATCAAGCGGGTGCAGAAAATGGTCATCGACCTGCAGCGCACCACCGATGCACTCACCCGGAAGGACATCAAGAACTGGCGCGATGCCTGGCAGTCGGCCATCAATGTGGACAGCCCCAGCCGCCAGCGCCTGTACGACATCTACCGGGACGCGGAAATAGATCTTCACCTCTCCGGATGCGTGGAGCAGCGCAGAGGGTTTGTCATGGCACGCTCTTTCAAAATCGTAGACGTGAAAGGGGATGAGAACGAGGAGGCGGTACACTTCTTCGACCAATCCTGGTTCAAACAGCTCATGCGATATGCGCTCGATTCCATCTACTGGGGACATTCGCTCATCGAATTGGGCGACCTTTGCACTGACGGCGACGGCTGCATCTGTTATTCGGATGTGAAGCTTATTCCGCGTAAGCATGTCATTCCTGAATATGGGCGTGTCATAACCGACCTCGGACAGGACTGGACTACAGGTATAGACTACCGCCAGCCGCCTTTTTCGGACTGGCTCATTGAGGCCGGCAGACCTGACGACCTCGGGCTGTATCTCAAGGCAGCTTCACAGACTATCCCCAAAAAGAATATGCTGGCTTTTTGGGATACCTTCGGGGAAATATTCGGAATGCCCATGCGTATAGCACGCACCACCTCGCGCGACCAGAAAGAAATCGACCGCCTTGACAAGATGCTGCGTGAAGCCGGAACCGCTCTCTCCATGGTGGCAGGAATGGAAACCGAAATCGAATTTGTGGAAAGCGGCAAGGGAGATGCATTCAATGTCTATGACAAGCGCATCGATCGGGCCAATTCCGAACTGTCAAAGCTTATCATCGGACAAACGATGACCATTGAGGACGGAAGCAGCCTCTCACAGTCTGAAACGCACCTTGAAGTGTTCCAGAACCTCGTGGAAAGTGACTGCGACATGCTGCGGGATATAGTGAACAACCAACTCATTCCGCGCATGGTTCGTCACGGTTTTCCTGTCAAGGGACTGCGTTTTGATTGGGACTACTCCATTGACTACACTCCCGAACAGCAGAAAGCCTACGAAGAAATGGTACTGCAGCACTACAAGGTGAAGCCACAGTACTTTGAGGAAAAATACGGCATTCCGTGCGAGGAGAAGGAACCGAAGGAAGAGCCGGACCCGGCAGATCCGAAAAAGAAGAAAGACGACAAACAGGCTGGAACGCTATCCCGTTTTTTCGACTGAGCCCCGAGGATTATTCGGGGCTGCATCTACGCTACAGTTCATTGCTTGGCAATCATACCCTCCAACTCTCAAAAGAGGACGAGGCAAAATTGATGCGTGACAAGCTTACAGAGATGTTCGACCGCATGATGAAAGCCCTGTTCCGGGAGCAGGGGGCAAACCTTGAAATCAACATACTGGCTTCAGAAGAGGCGCAGGACTTTATAGAGACGCACGCCTCCGTCCTGGACTCTTCATTCCGGCAGGTGGAGATGTCCGAGGCCATGCGAGGGCGCCTGCAGAGGTCGGATTATATATTCTCAGGCCTAAAGACGTTCCATGAACTGAACGAAGCCTTCCCCTCCCTGCTGGATGAGAACGGCAATCGAAAAACGTTCGAACGCTTTTTGAACGATGTCCGGAAGATAGACGAAACCTATAATCGGGGCTACCTCCGGGCAGAGTACAACTTTGTGCAGGCTTCGGCGACTATGGCCGCCAAGTGGGAACGGTTCGCAGAAGACGGGGACCGCTACAACCTCCAGTACCGGACGGCCGGGGATGGCAAGGTTCGCCCGGAACATGCCGAACTGCATGGGGTAACACGACCTATGGCAGACCCCTTTTGGGAAGAGTATTTCCCGCCAAATGGATGGAACTGCAGGTGCACCGTAGTCCAGGTACGAAAATCCAAATATCCGGAAACGCCCTACGATGAGGCAATGGCATTGGGCGAGTCAGCCCTTCAAAGGGACACCAAAGGCATCTTCCGGTTCAACCCGGGAAAAGAACAGAAGACCATGCCGGATTACAACCCATACACCATCAAAAGGTGCAGGGATTGTGATATGGCCAAAGGGAAACTTAAACTGGCCTTCGTTCCGGACAACGAGCTGTGCGCCGCCTGCAAAATACTGCAAAAATGCGCCGGAGACCGGGAAAAGTCCGCACGAGCTATCGAACGTATCCATTATCTGCATGAAATGGAGCCTCTACTTCAAAAGAAAGTGGAAAAGAACATAAATGGCAAGGACTTGAATATCGGCTTTACCAAAGAGGGCAACAAGCACTTGTTCTCCGACACATTCGGACGGACACGCATCGTTTCCAAGGAGGACTTGAAGAACCTGGATTCACACCTTGAACGTGCCGAATATGTGGATGATTCCGCATTGACTCACCCAAGGACGGACAATGTGGAACACTTCTTCTACTTCAAAGTTAAAATCAATGGAAAATGGGTAAGGCTTAATGTTGCCAAAGAAGTAACAAGAAGGGATAACGGTTATATCCGCATAAAATACTTTTTATACTCAGTAAATGATATAATAGTAGAATAAAAAAAAACAAAAGCACCAAGGGCGACACTTTGGACTAAAACGCCTGCTCGTCATTCCCTCAATGCTTCTGTGTTTGCAAATATACAAAACATTTTTTAATCCAATTGCTTATGAACAAGATTCTTTCATTTTTGAAACAAAGTAACCGCTACAAACACCTGGTAGGCGGTTTTATCGTGGGGCTGCCAGCCCTGACACCGTACGCGGCCTTATACGCAGCCGCCATCGCAGCCTCCTCGCTGGAGCTCAAAGACAAGCTCCGGGGCGGTCGTTGGGACTGGACGGACTGGACACTCACCGTGACCGGAGGAGCAATCGCCGCATTGATTTTCCTCGTTATCTAACAAGGGGACTGGCTTTTATCCGTACCTTTGCACCCCGGTGGAGCTTCCTGATAGTCCGTGTGGTCTATCGCGGGTACAACAATGCGAATGCGAATGGCGGCGTGTCGAATGCGAATGCGAATAACGATGCATCGAACTCGAACACGAATGTCGGCTCCCGTCTGGAAATCTAACAATCGGCGTACAACACCGGGGACGTGTCCCCTACCGTGGTGCCGAGGGAAGCAAGCCACAGCAAAAGCGCACAGGTGCGGAAAGCTGAAAAATCACGCGTCGGGTGGAGTTTGGTAGGCTCAAGTCAGCTCGAAGAAGTCAGACCCGGGGAAAGGAAGGCCCTTATCTTCCGTTTGTAAAACAATCAAAAAAAACGATGCTATAATGCACAGGCAAGGATATATAGTGGAAGAGATTGCCGATTATTCCAATATGGCGGAATCGTTCAACCAGGTCCTCCGTGGCTCCAAACGAAAAAAAAGCCGCCAGGGACGTTACCTGCTTGCGCACAGGGAAGAGGTGCTTCAGGAACTTACCGGAAAAATCAAGACGGGTACATTCACCGTCAAGGATTACCGGGAGAGGGAAATCGTGGAGGGTGGAAAAATGCGACGTATCCAGATACTCACCATGAAGGACCGCATCGCCGTCCACGCAATCATGGCCGTAGTGGACAGGCACCTGAAGAAACGGTTCATCCGTACCACCTCAGCCAGCATCAAGAACCGCGGCATGCACGACCTCATGGAGTACATACGCCGCGACATGAAAGAAGACCCGGAAGGAACACGCTACTGCTACAAATTCGACATCTCCAAGTTCTATGAGAGCGTGGGGCAGGATTTCGTAATGTATTGTGTCCGGAGGGTATTCAAGGACAAGAAACTCATCGCCATGCTTGACAACTTCGTAAGGCTCATGCCGCAAGGAATCAGCATCGGGCTGAGGTCGTCGCAAGGGTTGGGCAACCTGCTCCTGTCTGTTTTTTTAGACCATTATTTGAAGGACAAGTACGGCGTCCGCCATTTCTACCGCTATTGCGATGACGGCGTGGTACTCGGTGACGCGAAATCAGAATTGTGGAAGATTCGTGATGCCGTCCACTTCCAGGTCACACAAATCGGGCTTACCGTAAAGCCTGATGAACGTGTATTCCCGGTGGACGAGGGCATAGACTTCTTGGGATATGTCATATACCCCGACCATGTGCGCCTACGCAAGCGCATCAAACAGAAGTTCGCCCGAAAAATGCACGAGGTCAAATCGAGGAAAAGAAGGCGTGAACTGGTCGCTTCCTTCTATGGGATGGCCAAGCACGCCGACTGCAATATGTTGTTTAATAAATTAACAGGCAAAAAAATGAGATCATTTAAAGACTTGAACGTTTCCTACAAGCCGGAAGACGGCAAGAAACGTTTTCCCGGCTCCGTGGTAAGCATCCGGGAATTAGTGAACTTACCCATCATCGTGAAGGACTTCGAGACCGGCATCCGCACCGAACAGGGCGAAGACCGCTGTATCGTAGCCATCGAGATGAATGGCGAGGCCAAGAAGTTCTTCACCAACTCGGAAGAGATGAAGAACATCCTCGCGCAAGTGAGTGAAATGCCGGACGGATTTCCGTTTGAGACCATCATCCGGACGGAAACTTTCGGCAAAGGTAGAACCAAGTATGTATTCAGCTGATGAAAAAAGTGGAAGGAAACACCGGGGTACGGTTGCTTGAATGCATAAACCCCATTAAAAACAAATGGCGTGTCCGATGGGACGTGCAGCCGGGAGAGAACGGATCGGCCACCTACATGGAAGAGGAGTTCGACCATCGACCCACCGAAGACGAGATACGCTCCACGGTCATAACATGGCACAACCGGGAAACTGACAAGGATATCCTATCAGGTTTCACCTACGAGAATGTCCCGGTATGGTTGTCAAGCGAGAACCAGTTCAACTACAAGGCAGCCTACGACCTTGCCGTGCAAACAGCAGGGGCGACTCTTCCGGTCGTGTTCAAATTCGGGACGGACACCGAACCGGTCTATCGCGAGTTTGCTACACTGGAAGACCTGACAGACTTCTATACGAAAGCCATGCAGCATATCCAAAACACGCTGGCCGACGGATGGAAAAAGAAAGATGTATTTGATTTGTCGCTATATGCGGTAGATTAAAAAAAGCCTTCGGGGGTAAGGCTGTAAAAAAAGCCCCCGGCCTGTTAAAACAGTCGTCTCACTTACTATTAAACACAACGCACCCAAATGGAGCGCGGCCGGGGGCAATGCCCTCATGCCACCCCATTTGGGTGTTTTCGTTGTTGTTTAATAAGTGAGACAGTGCAAAAGTACTAATTTTTGTTGAATATGAAAGTAATTGAGATACTGAAATTGAATAAAGGAATGCTGAAAACATGCCGGAAAGTGGGAATCCGGATGGAAGACGTACAGTATATCGAACTATACAATGACTACAACAGGCTGTTGGACGAAGGCGAAAAGGTTTCCTACATCGTGGCAGTACTGGCCGAACGTTATAATGTTTGCGAGCGAAAGGTATACACGCTCATCAAACGGCTGCAAAGCGACTGTAACCCGTTTGCAGTGTAATGGGACAGCCTCCCCATTGAAGAGGGATAACGGCGCGGTACCTTTGCAGGGTATCAAAACGACACACCATGAACAAGTATTATCAAATCCTGAAAAAGGTACTTGCCGACGGCAAGACACAAAAAGGCAGAAAAGGCGAAAGCCGTTACCTACTGAACGAGACGGTAACGCTGTCCCCTGCGGAACTGCTCGATATTTTCGAGGGACACAATATCGCACGGAAAAAGCTCAGAAGCGAACTGTCGCTCTTCATGAGCGGGGAAAGACAGGTTGAGAAATACCGGGAAGCCGGGATAAACTGGTGGGACTACTGCGGCTCCATCCTCGTGAACTCCTACCCTACCTATTTCGAGAAGCTGCCACCTCTGATTGGCAAAATCAACCGGGAAAAACGAAGCAGCAAGAACTACGTGCTGTTCCTCGGTTCGACCGGCACGGAAAGCAACCAGGCACCATGCCTCAGCCTCGTACAGTTCCAGATCGAACAAGGCGAACTGGTCCTGACGGCCTACCAGCGTAGCTCGGACGCCAACCTCGGATTACCGGCGGACATCTATCACCTGTACCTTATATCCCGGCAAATAGAACTACCCCTGAAATCCATCACAATCAACCTCGGCAACGTGCATATTTACGAGAACAACGTCACACGCACACAAGAACTGCTTGCCGGAAATCCTAACGTAAAATTCGAATTGAACGTATGAAAAAGACGTATCTGTCAGCCCCGCTGCCATTCGTGGGCCAAAAGCGCATGTTCGCACGCAAGTTTATGAAAGTATTGGAACAATATCCGGAAAGCACGGTATTCGTTGACCTTTTCGGCGGTTCCGGCCTGTTATCACACATCACCAAACGATGCAAGCCGGAAGCCACGGTCATATACAACGATTTCGACAATTACCACAAGCGGTTGGAAAACATCCCAAGGACAAACCGGCTGATCGCCGACCTGCGTGCCATGGTAGGGAATTCCGTTCCACGGCACAAGACCATAACCGGAGAACTGCGTGAGCGCATCTTCAGCCGTATCCTCCAAGAGGAGCACGAGACCGGTTACGTGGACTTCATCACCCTGTCCTCCTCTTTGATGTTCTCCATGAAATATAAACTGAACGTACCGGAGATGCGGAAGGAAGCCCTTTATAACAACATCCGGAAAGCGGACTATCCGGAGTGCACGGATTATCTGGAGGGGCTGGAAATCGTCTCCTGCGATTACAAGGAGCTGTTCAACCGGTACAAAAACACGCCGGGCGTGGTGTTCCTGGTGGACCCGCCGTACCTTTCCACCGACGTGGGTACTTACAATATGAGTTGGCGTATGTCGGATTACCTCGACGTGCTGAACGTGCTATCCGGGCATCCGTTCGTCTATTTCACCTCAAACAAATCCTCCATCCTGGAGCTGTGCGAATGGATCGGGAAAAACAAAAACATCGGCAACCCGTTCGAGGGATGTACCCGGATGGAGTTCAACGCCCACATAAACTACAGCTCATCCTACACGGACATGATGCTGTTCAAAAAAGAGGCTGCCTGACGGCGTTTCTTTGCCCCCTGTTGAAATAGAAAGCCTCCGGCGGTAATTTGTCCGCCGGAGGCTTTACTGTCCGAACATGGCCGTTTATCGAAGCCGTTTGAAGGCCACGCACGAATACACCTCGATATTTTCCACGATCTCCTCGTGGTTGTGGTTCGTCTGGCTCTCCACAAGGTCAAATGCCATGAAAGTATCGCCATCCATGCACGAGAGCCGCTCATGTATCAGTTCCGGCAGGTCAAACACCTCCAACGCCTCTTCCTTGAACGGACTGCCCTCGTTGGCTGCACCGGCCCAGTCCGTCACGATATGCAGTTTCACTTCCGGTTCGGCCCGATATTCCACCCCGTCCACAATCGCGTTCCAGCGTATCGGGCAGAACTCCACGAACACGGCAGGGCGTTCCCAATTCTCCTCCTGCTCGATAAACTCCACATTGTGGTTCCACAGGTCGATGTGTTTTATCAAGCCTCCGCCCACCTCCTTCAGCTCCTTGCAGAGCATATTATAAAGTTCCTTTCTCATTTCCGTCTTATGTCAAATTCAACATTGAAATATTCCGTTATATTTTCCTCTATGATTTCACGGACAGCCTTCTCCACTTCGGGAGAAACCCCCAAAAAACGCCTTCGGGGAATCTTGATCATGCTGCCCTCCTTTTTCAAGGCCATGAACTTCCAGAACTCCGCCTCGCCGGTCAACTGCACGGTACGTTTGTCCTTGCGTTTCTCTCCATTCTTCCTGCGTCCGAAAGAACCGGTCGCCTCGTAGTATTTATGCCAAAAGTAACGCTTCATCTTTTTTGTCACCCTTATCTCCCCGCCGTCATTGTGAATGGCCGCATACGAAAGGTCGGTGTAAAACGTGATGCTGTTCTCCGTGGTCCGGCTGGAAACGCTCCGCCTGAGCCGGCCGGTATCTATCAAAATAGAACCTCCGGGACGTGTCGGGCTTTTACGCCGCTGCCATGCCTCGGAGAAAAAAGCCTGACGCTCAAAATTACGGTCGAACTCATCTGTCATCTCCACCCGGATATCCTGCAGGATCCGGGCGATTATCTTCTGCACGTCCTTGTTCATAGTCATCGTCATTAAAGAGTAAAAGCTGGCGGGTCTCCTCGTCAGCTATCTTCTTGCTCGCATCCGCGCTCGCGTTGAGTATATTGTAGAATGTACGTTCGGTAACGGCATATACAGGATATACGTACCGCCGCCAGATCTCGCGGTTCGGTACACCGCGTTTGGCATATTGGTCGTATATCCTGTTTATCTCCTCCACACGTTTCTCATAACTTACTCCGCGTCGCTTTGCCATCGCTTACTCCTTCTTTGGATTATATGGTTGAATATCCAGTTCCATCTTCGCGCTCACTATCACCCGGCCGCTGCCGCCACACTGGGGACAAGCCTCCTCGGTAATATTCACTTTCTTTTTTCTGAAAATCCGGGAAGGAAGTTCGGTCGTTCTCTGTACGACACCCGTGCCGCGACAAGCACGGCACAAGGCTACTTTGGGGCTCTTCTCTACATTCTGTATCATACTCTTCATTTTTAGGATTCTGTCATACCCAACGGGATGGGCTTCCACATCCCGTTATTGTCTCTTATCTCAGCTCTGATGAACTGCTTGCTCACCTCCGGCTGGTAACTCTCCTCGATGATGCGCACGCCTTCCATGAAACGCTCGTCACCGGTTTCCATCGCTACCTTGCGCAATTGAACGATGCGCGAGGCTTTCAACGTACCTTTGGCATCACGTGCCAACAGGCGGAGAACCATGCTCACCAGCGCCTTGGTCTTTTCGTCCTTGGCGAGGCTTTCGATATACTCCTTCACAATGGCAATTCCGTCCTCCACCGTATCGCGGTAACCGTCTGTCACATACACGCCCAACGTGATACGCTTGCTTCCCTCGCTGTTGGTGAATGTGTGACTGCGCTGATCGTCCTTTGCTTTCGTCTTGAACAGGTCGGACTTCATTTCAAGGATGGTCTTGAAATTCTCCATCACCGTCCGCTTGCTCTCCTTGATGCGCTCGCTGATACCCAGCAACACCGGAATAGAGCGTTCGATCTCCTCGTCCACCATCTGCTTATACATCTCGCGGTCGGCTCTCGCCTTCTCTTCCGCGACTTTCTTGGCTTTCGCCTGACGGAAGGCATCAAACTCCGCCTTCTCGGTTTCCGTCATTACGACGGTCTGGTTCTTCTCTTCCATAATTCAAATCGTTTTTGTTGTTAATCCATCAATTCTCATACTCCTCACCATAATCTGGCGTTTCCAACTCGCTTTCCAACAGGGCTTCCTCATATTTCTCATAAGACCACTCGTTCAGCCTGTTGAAAAACTCTTCCCGATCATCCCGGTCCATTTCCGGGAACACGTCAAGTATCTGGTTCTTGACATTCTCAAGCAGTTCATTAAATCTCTTATCCATATCCGTCAATTTTTAGGGGCTTTGGTGTCTATGAGCATATAGGTCACCGCCGCCGGTTGTTTTACTTCCTCTTTCTTTTTTTCCTTGAGCCCGCCCTTGCGCCGGATAGAGCGCAGCTTTACAGCCAGTTGTTCCAGTTCGTCCGAAGAGATTTGACTGAACGCCTTTCCCGCAATCCGGGGATTCCGGCAGAAGTCATTGACACGCGCCCAGTCCGAAGTGTCGATTCCCATTTTTTGCATGAGTCTCAAACACACGCTGCGCCAATATTTAAGTTCCTCCTGCATCTTCTGACGACGCTCGTCCACACCGGCCAATTTCTCCAATCCCTCACAACAGGTCTTATATTCAAGCCTCGTCATTTCACGAAGACTGTCTGTCCGGTTCCATGTATACTGCAACACGATGGACTTCTTGAACTCTTCCCGGTCTCCGTTGAACGGCAGCTTGTTGAACAAAGCGTAAAACCGGGCGAAATTGGTTACTTCCTGTGCCATATCATCCTTTCACTTTTTTCTCCACCGAAAGGATAGCCAGACTTATCATCATAAGTTTTACAGACTGACTGTCCTCCTCAAGCAAATCAATATCCGCAACCACAGGCTCACCGCTCATGGCATTCCATACTTGCTCTACCTCTTCCGTCTTCTTTTGGTTCATCAAAAAGAGATACGCATCATACTCGGAACGATCAAACTCAAATACGACCTGAACTTTCTGTTTTTCTTCCATAGTTCCTATCATTTATTGTTTTCTTTCTTCGTTACTTCATATCCTTTTTCTTTAAGATACGTTGCCACATAATCATCATTGCCAAGGTCATTCAGCACATCAAAAAGATAACTTGACACATACCCTGCAACGGCATGTGCCGATGCATAATCAATTTTTTCAGAGATAAACTCCACCTTCTTGGTTCTACCCAATCCTCGAAATGCTTTTTCAATGTCATTCATAATTCTATATTTTAAACTGTTATTCAAACAATACTTTAATGCCGCATGAACTCGCCACGTCAAGTTCCAGCTTCGCGCCTTTACTCAGTTCCCAGTCCTTCAGCATATAGATATACTCACAATCCAGAAGCAGGGCGATATCCGCCCGCATGTGCTCTCTCCAATGGGCCTCATCCGGCAGCCCGTTCTTAAAAGGATTGACCGGGGAAAAGCCCATATTTCTCAAATTCTGTTCCGCATTGGCAAACGCACCCTTGCGCTCGTCAATGTTATAGTGGGCTATTGCCCCGCTGATGTAAACCTTGTCTTTTTCCATATCACAAATTATTACTCGTTTGAATGATTCCTTCTTCCCACACCACATAATAGCTGCCGGCCTCACCGATGGCACGGCCTTGACAATACGCCTTATAACCGACCACCCGGATCTTCATGTCGCAGATATAACGCAAACGGATCGCACCGCCTCCCATCGGCTGGCTCTTCTTTTCCTGGCTGATCCAGATGAAGCACTTTTTCGGAAAACGCTTCATCAAGGCTACCGCATCCGGATACTCCCATTCCGACACCTGATACGAATCCACGATGATAAACTTCGGGGATTTCGGCTTCTTTAATCGGTCTATCAGTTCCTCATAGGTCTCGTCCACAACCACACGGAACTTACCTTGCACCTCGTTCATCTTCAAATATTCCATACGGCGTTGGAATGTCTGGTTCACGCCCTCTTCATAACTCAAGTACAACACAAGGCCGTATTTGCACAGTTCCTTGCTAAGCTGCATCACAAAGCTGCTCTTTCCGCTGGCACTGGCACCGCTGATGAACCAGGAGGCATTCTCCGCAGGGAACCCGAAAGGCTTGTTCCATTTCTCGCCCCACGGCAACGTCACCCATTTCTTGGCGGCTATGTCTTTCGGACTATATGCTCGTTTCATGACTCTTTTTCTATTGATTCAATCCTATATTTCAGAAACCCTTTGATGATATGCGGAGGATGGTGTATCGGGCAGAATTGCCCTACGTAAAGCCCCCAATACGGGACATAAGCATCTTTCCATATTTCATTTTGAAATGGTCCGGCTTCCTCCACAAGACCACCTTCATTTACTTTGAGCCATAACAGGTCTTGGCCTTTGTCCTCTAAAACTATCTTAACCATTTCCTATGCCATTTTAAGTTTCTCTATCTCGGTATATACTCGCCTCAGACCTCCACGTGTCTTGCGTACAATCTGCGCTATATCCGCACCTGCCGGGGCATTTACTTTAGCCACCGTCTGAGCTTGGGCATTCAAAAACGCCTCACGCTCCTTGCCGTCATCAGGTGTCACCTTGCTGTAACGGTCTCCATAACGGCTCAACATCTCGGTATAGCCCACTTTCTTACATTCTATCGAACGGTTGATCTTTTCTTTCAAACCATCCGCACCCATCATATACCAGGCACAACTGCGTTCGGTGGCATTCCACAAAGCCTTCAGCTCAAGGAACGCCTCATACTGCAAATCCCCGGCCTCGTCCAAAATAATAAGCGGATTCTCAATGGAACGGAGGTAATAAGTCAAATCCTCGTATACATCGCTATATTTACCTTTGGCATCCACTCCGAACTCCGCAGCTATCTTACGCACCAGCTTCAGCTTAGTCTTCACCTGCGAGCAGTCGATATACACGGCATTCTTGTGGTTCTGCACATAATACCTTGCGGTAAAAGTTTTTCCGATGTTTGGAATGTCGCATAGGATAGCCGACAGGCTCGACTGCTGGGAGAACTCCAGCTGGGCGGTTATATACTCGAACGTGGCGGTCTTGGCAACCTTCCACTCCATATCGGCACGGAGGCTCACACCCAAACGACGGGCTATACTTATCCAGTTGGCATCACTAAGAGCCTTGTCCGTCTGTCCGTTCTTAATGGCACTGTACACCGATGTGCTGATGCCAAGGGAAGCGGCGTGTTTGGCGTCACTCGGATAGTTCGCACGGTTGGCGGCTACCGCTCCCAAAATCTTCTGTTTTTGCGCTTCTGTAATCATAATTCAAACGCTGTTATAATGTTATTCTAATCGTATTCTTACATATCTCCAATAGCCATTGCCACCATATTGGTCGGCTGCCATTCGTAAGCTTCATCGGGTTCTTCAGGAACAGGTGCCGTAGGTAATACAAGGCTTTCCGTTTCCTCATCTTCTTCCTCACGTTGGACCGGTGCCACACCTACCTGACCGATAGCGTTATCACGTACCCATTTGTCAAAGTGACTCATTATCTTTGCCTGTTCCGTATAAGCTGCCTTATCTTCTTCGGTCTGTTCCGCCATTACACGGCTATAAGTCACAACCGGGCGCACCTTGTCGATGTAGCGGTCATTCTGATACAGGAACACATCAGTCGGTTTGCCTTCCTCATCCGGCAAATAGAAAGCCGTCACCTTGCGGTTATTAGGCTCCAACTTCTCAAGAACCTCCGGACCGCTCAGCCACCAGTCAGCGTACGCCACACGTACCGTACTGTTCCGTCTCACGCTTGTTTCCACCCTCTCGCCGATATAACGGCTCAGGGTCAGTTTGTCAAGCGGGCGCAGAGTCGGGTTGATCCTCGCCACAAGCACGTCCCAGCGGGTCATGCCCGGATATTTCTTCTGGTTGGGGTGCAGCGTGTTGTTCCATTCAGCACAATCCCTGCGGTCATCTGCCACAAGTTCCTCAAACGTATAATATTTCCTATCCTCGTAGGTATGGTTCCCACTGTCGCTGATTTTCTTCTGATCCACACGCCGTGCCCCTTTACCGTACCAACGACCCACCCCTTCATGGTTCTTATGGGCGATGGTAGTCTTGAACGCACCGTTCAACGGCTCAGCATATTTGTCCTGAGAGTTCAACGGTGCACAAAAACGCACAAACTTGAACACCTCACCGGCTTTCAGGAAGCCCTCCTTGTACTTGCTCATCAAATGCTGCTCCACCTCGATACCGGCAGGCATCCCCCACCCGTTACGCTCAATCAGGCGGAACATATCCCGGAAACAGGCAACCACAAGGGCTTCGTCTTTATCACGGCCGTAAGCAAGCCCCACACGGCACTGGCTTACCACATCGTAGGCATAATAAGCATGTACGTATTCACCACCCTTCATGCGACGCGGAAGATCCACGTCATCCATCGTAATCTGGGACAAGGAGAACTCTCCACTGTGGCGGTGCATGTGTGGCATTTGCTCGTGGTAGAATTCCGACCACCCACGACGTTTTTTCTCTATGAGTACCTGGTTGGCCGGCTTGTTCAAGATGTTGCGAATGGTACTTTCGCTCAGTTCTTTCGGATCACCGTTCTTATCCGTAAAATCGTTATGGTTGAATATTTCCCCGGTTTCCAAATCCCATACCTCCAACTCACCGCACACAAAGGAGATATACATCTCGTGTACGTCACTGCCATAAGGCTGGTTCGGCAGCACCGTGATGCTCAGCACGAGACGCTCGGTCTTGTAATCCACTTTCCTCGCACACTGGTTACCGAACTTTCCACTGATAAGGCACTCATAACCGTACTGCTTGTACTCGTTCACCTTCTTTCGGAAACGCAAGGTACTCGCCGGCAGATCATGCCCGAACTCTTCGCGCAGCGTCTCAATGGTAGTAGCCATCATGCTCCAATCATACTTCTCTCCCATTAACTTTCGATAATCACGACTACGATTGTACAACTTGATACAAGTATTCAGTACTGAAGCATTTATCGCATACTTTCTGGCAAGCTCGTCAGAAGCCTTATCGCTGGACTGCCGGGCAGCCCAATCCATAAAGAAAGCGACGGCAGCCTGATCAAGCTCGTAATTCGATATTATCCAGCCACGCAAAAGCACGGCATTGCCACCAGGATATTTCTCCTCGACTTTTTCTTTGTAAGAGGTAGGCAGACTATCAATAACAATCAAAGCTCCATTTCCTTTCGCTCCACCACCACGACGTGCTACCTTTATCCGGCCACTGGATGCCATATACTTGTAATTCGGAACAGTCATTATTCCGCCATCAACAAGTTCACGAAACGATATGCAAAGTTTGTTATCGAAAAATTCCATACTCACACCTCCTTATTTCAATGCGGCCGCAAAATTTTGGATGCTGTCTATATTGGAAAATGTCACATTATCATAATGTCTCACCTCTTCCCCTTTATAAGTCACCACACCCGTGCTGTCGTTTTTACTGATCTCTAACAATGCGCCGTTCGGAAAATATTGGCGTATCACGTTATCATGGTCGTGTAGTGTCTCCATAACCGGAGCCACCGCCATTACAATACCACCACGCTCACGGGCGGCCTTCTGGATCCTACGGATGGTATCCGTATCCTGTTCAAAACGCAGGGCTTTCCAAACCGTCACGCTGCTTACGTTGAAAGCCTTGGCCAAAAACTGGCGATCCTCACTTGTTACATGAATATACTTCTTCATATCTCACTTGATTTTAATATCCTAATTCGTTATATTTGTTGCGTTTTAAAAAAATAACCGACTTATGCCTCAAAATCCGACATCACTGCCTTTCTTGGTATCTTACGCTGATACTCTCTCATCAGCGAAGAGCAGACCTCTAATCCAAACAGCCCTGACAGCGATTGCATCTCTTCAAGAAATTGACTGCGTGTGTATCGACAACATAACGCTACCTGACGATATTGCAGAAGCCGGCGCTCGACTTGGAGCATACACGACAGCTGATCTTGTCTGGTTCCACTTCTCAAAGCATTCACTAATGACGCAAAAGGTGTTCGAGAAAGCCGTTCGCGGACTCTTTGCTCATAGTCAGTTGGGAAGCCCGGTATGGGTGTTTCTTCTGCCGGAGAAATACCGACATCTTTACCCTTCTCCATGGAATTGATTGTTCTTTTCATAAGTCACTCATTTTAGTGTCTATATCAGAGGGAGTCCAGGGAATCGAACCCTGGCGCAAGAACCATACACTCCCGTGTGTCTTTCCACACCGCCACCCGTCTCTTAACGCCTTCCGGGTTGTCACGCTCGGTTTTCCGTTATCCTTCAACACTTTCACCTTTCTCTATAACTTCAAGAAGCATTATAAACTTCTCACGTACAGACTGCTTCATCTCCAGTTCTAATGTATGCGCCAGATTTGAAGCTGCACTGGTACTGTTCCTGCGAATGCTTCCGGAAAGAAGACTGTCAGTCAAACTGCTTATCTTGTTTTCTATAAACAACTTTGCTTCCTCATGACTGCCAACGGATAAAACCGTTTTCAAAGCGCGGTAACAAGCAAGCTCTCGTTGTGTTTTGTACATCTCTTCAGCATACCAGCAAAAGAAGTGTTCATAGTCCTCGTTCATCTCTTTGGTGTACTTGTCAGCTTGTTGTACCAAAGCGTCTATATGGTTCTTCACAAAACTGAATACAAAATCCCAGCAATCCATTTTCTTATTTTCCATAATCTCACTTATTTAAATTCGTTTATAATCGGTTTCAAACTCACGCCGTAGCAGCTCATCAAGCGCCGGATGAGATTCTTTACATAAAAATCGGGAGCGGAAAACACAATCCCGGTCTCTTCAGTGTATCTGAAACTGATACCGTCCATCATCAACACGTAAGCTACTTTGTGCTTCACGCTTTGTGTCTGCCATTCTTTGATTTCTTCGTTCATTTTCTTTAAGTGCTAAAATTCGTTATTCTCGACCCTTTTCTGTATCTTTGACCGCTCGTTAATTTCTTAACTCGATGCAAATATAGTATGAGATTTTCATACTACAAAATATTTAAGCATAATTTTTCATACCAAACTCGTTTTATGGAGGAAAATATCAGATTCATTCAAATACTTGACGAATTAAAAGCTCAAGGGCTAATAACCGATTATGTACAAGCAGCAAGCATACTTGGCACAAATAAAGCTGGCATAAGCGACATAAAAAGTGGTCGGAAGAAATTATCAATAGAGCTACTCAGAAGTCTGAAATATTCATACCCTAATATTTCGATTGATTGGATCATCATGGGAACAGGGGATGCTTTCATAACAATGAAAGAGAAGCAGGAAACCACAGATGCACACTTATTCGTACAAACCATAACCCAACAAGCGGAAGAAATCGGCCGTCTCAAAGAACAAATTCGCCAAATGAATCTTGAAAAAGGGAAACCTGCATCGGATGCGTACACTTCTGGAGATGCAAATGTAGGGTAGAGCGCACTTTTACCATCCGGAGAACATGAAACGTTACCCTGAGGATACCCCCGATTATACCTTCAGACTCCCCTCTCTCGGTATTCCCCCTCCATCCACCCCATATAATCGCCCCAAAAGGACTGATAATCCGTTATATAATAATGTATGCTTTTTATAGGTGGTGGTTTTTAGGGAGGGTGTATCAAGGCATATTTTACACCTATCATTCAAAAAACCATATTTTACCATACTTCCAACTACCCCCTCTCAAAACCGTGTTTACTAACCCCAGTTCTTATAAAAACTAACCCCACTTTCTAACCCCAGTACTATCCCCACCTCCAAAATTGCCATTCCAAGTGTCACACCAAATGTAGAAATCGCCATCTGAGAGCACAAAAAAAGGAGACCATAAGTCTCCCCCCACAAGAATAACTGCTGAATGGTGATTTTCTTTCGTTCTAATGCCATTCTAATCTATTCACCTATCTCCCCTCCTAGTCCCTGAAATAAGCGTAGATTGCTTGATTATAGCCCTTTTAGTGCATACTGTACCATTACCGGACAGACCGGCATGTAACAAATAATTCTTGGTCGCACCCACCTGTTCCGCCGTCAAAACCGTATAAACAGCCGAAATACTACTAAAATACCAATCTCTTCGCTTTGTTCCGTCTATTCCGTGCGTCAAATGCACATGTACAACCTTTGCCATATCACTATATTTTATAGTGCAAATATACTAAATAATCATTATATGGAATATTTTAGAAACATATAATCCAAAACAAGGCATAAAAAAAAGCGGCCTACAACCGCTATCTTCCTCTCCTGCTTACACACCATGTAAACTTCATGTAAGCCCATTTAAAGCAATCGCCAAACCGATGCAACTAAAACAGCCCTCCACGTAAACAGAAATTAAACCTGCGTAAACGTTTCGTTTTGCGGGAGTTTCTTCTATCCTTCCCCGTAACCTATTGTATTATAAAGCGATGTGTTGTTTTATTCAATATATCGTTTTATACGCTTCGTTCTGTGCCCCGTATCAGAGCAGCATGATGATTCGAAAGAAATAAAAGTTTTGGAGCAACAACCTACCTCAGAAGTTAAACCCGAAGCTTTTTCATATCTCCAGGGATTCGAAAGCCGTATGGAAGAAATTCAGAAGAAAGAATTAGAGAGAAAAATAATGATTATAAATGCTATTCATGAATATACCACCTATTCTACCGCAAAATTTCTTACCAAAGAGAATCTGCTTATACTACATGAAAACATAGACCATTTGGCAAGTGGGCAATCAGATTTGTATAAACCCATTCGTTCAAAAATGGAAACTCCTCTTACATCACCTTCATTACGACATTTTGTCTGGAATATAGGCGAACGGTTAGGCATATCATTATCAGAAAGAGCCAATTTCATAAAAACCATATTTCCTAATGAATTAAAAAATGCAACCTTGGGATACCTTGTCAAGAATCTCAAAGATACCATACACAGTCAGATTCCTATTGACAGTCCAAAATATGATGATTTTAAATTTGATTATACTCTTATAAACAAAGCGCAGTGTGAGAAAAAATGAATTAATACAGACCGGAAAATGATTCTCTTCTCCTATTTCTCTGCATAATGTCATTGATTTAGTTTGTGGCATATTCAAACACAACAAATAAAGACATTATGCATTTCAGAAATTTAACCTTTAACGATTTACCTACAGTTGTAGGTGAATTATGTAAGAGAATTGAAAGTTTGGAAACTGTATTGAAAAACAGTCTGGCAGTCCAAAACAAAGTCAAAGAGAACCATCACGTTCCTATGACAGTGGATGAAGTATGTACCTACCTTGGCATATCCAAATCCTCATTTTATTATAAGGTCAAGCATGGTGGCATTCCTGTAATCAAACAAGGCAAACATCTTTTTGTTTATCGTGATGAACTGGATAAATGGCTTGAGACCGGAAGAAAGGTACAGGTTCCACTGACTTTTGAAGAAGAACAGGCAAAGATGCTTGCTGCCACCCGTCGTAAGGCTAACCCTAAAAACGTGTAAAGCCTATGGACAAGACAGACATTAGAATTCCTACTGACGAGGAATTGACCGCTTATATGGAGAAGTCTGCTGTAAGTGCAAACGGAGCTTATGAACAGTCACCGGTTGTATTGATGGTAGATGATGCCGCAATCGGTACACTGGGGAACTTCAGTGCCTCTATAGGCAAAGCCAAAAGTAAGAAAACTTTTAACGTTACAGCCATTGCAGCGTCAGCATTGAAAAACGGAACAGTGCTGAAATACCGTTCATCATTTCCAGAGGATAAGCGAACTGTTCTGTACATTGATACAGAACAGGGACGCCATCATTGCCAGAAGGTATTGAAAAGAATCCTGCGCCTTGCCGGACTCCCGGAGGACAAGAATCCAGATAATTTGATTATGCTGGCTTTGCGCAAGTATGCCCCTCCGATACGTCTGGCTATAGTCGAACAGGCTATCGGCACAATCCCCGATCTCGGACTGGTGATTATAGATGGCATCCGAGACTTTCTTTATGATATCAATTCCCCCAGTGAAGCGACCGATATTATTTCCAGATTCATGCAATGGACGGATGACCGCCAGATTCACATTCATACCATTCTCCATCAGAACAAGAATGACGAGAATGCCCGTGGTCACATCGGCACGGAACTGAATAACAAGGCAGAAACAGTCATGCAGGTAGAAGTGGACAAAATGGACAGAACAGTGAGCGTAGTAGAAGCCATTCATATCCGTGACCGGGCATTTGAACCGTTTGCTTTCCGTATAAACGATGAAGTCTTACCTGAACTGCTGGATTCCTATCAACCCCAGGAAAAGAAAATCGGAAGACCTGCAAAAGAACCGTTTGATCCGTACAAGGAAATTTCCGAGAGCGTGCATCGGGCAGCTCTGGACGCAGCTTTTACAAACGTCTGTATTACCAGTTATGACGATTATCTGGAACGGCTGAAGGAAGGATATGCACTGCAGGACATTAAGCTGGGACATAACAAAGCAGTTAAAGTTGCCACCTTCCTCAGTAACAAAAGGATGGTCATAAAAGAGGGAAAGGAATATAAAATCAACCCGGACAGCCATTATTGAATCCGGCTTTACTTTATTGGCAGGGTGTACATATTAGAATAAAGCAAAGTCATAAAGACGTTATAGGGAATATTCATCTTCTCCCCTTTTATTAGATAACCAGAATACTTATATCGCTTATGGTAGCAGTCGAAATGCCAATTTCATTTGTATATACGACACGGCTTGCCGTGCAGTTTCAACAGGTATCTGTTGCGAGATATGCCAAGGTATAACCTCCACTCCGTTATGGTTGTACATTGGCGCTCTCGCCGGCTTTGCCACTTCGCCGGTGCGGTACTCGCAGGCTCGCACCTTAACCCGTTATAATATTAGATTTTCATGGAAAAAGAAATAATAAAACAAACAGAACAGAACGAGACTCCGGACAACAGGAGAACCGTATTTATCGGGGCCAAAGTCAGCCCCCGACAGAAAGAACATATCAAGTCACTGGCCGAACAATGCGGAATGACCGTAAGCGATTATCTGCTTGCGCGGGCATATAATTATAAGCCAAAGGCAAGACTCACCAAAGAGGAAGTTGCACTTCTGCAGAATCTGGACAACTGCCGTGCTGACCTGGTGAAATACACATCAGCCCTTCATGGAATGAGTGCAAGCCAACGGCACATGATGTTCAACCAGATTCCATTTATGGTGAACTGGCTGAAGGAGCTTGGCTATGTGGCAGAAAATGTCTGCCAGTTCCTAAATTCCGTAAAAGAGCCGAACAGTATTCCAACCAATAATAAAACTGAAGAATCATGATCGCAAAGGCTAAAGCAATACCGCATGGCATAAACGACATCCGTTATATAACCGGCGAATCACATAATAAAAAACATCCGGAAAAAATCTACCGGATATTGGACAATATGATGCCATCGGAGCCAGATGCAATGGGTGTTTGGAATTCAATGCAACTTACTCTTTCCCGCTTCCGCCCGGTGAAGAACTCAGTCATCAGAATTGAACTTAGTCCGTCACCCGAACATACCAAGGACTTTACCATTGAAGACTGGCAAAAACTTTGGCAGGATTTCGCTAAATAGTTTGACAAACAGGCGTTCAAAGACAAGGACGGGAAAGTACGAAACAGTCCGACCAATCTGGCCAACAGCAAATACACAGTCTGGCTCCATATGGAATCCAATAGCGGAGTTCCTCATCTTCATGCTGCTGTCTGCAGGATGGATGAAGATGGAAAGATTAACAACGACCACAATATACACCTTCGTGCCCAGTGGGCAGCAGAAAGAGTAGCAAAGAAACGTGGATGGATAACAGCAAAACAGGTAAGAAATGTCAACATGACATTGGTTACACGGGATTGTATGAATGTCCTTAAATCCATGTCATCATGGTCATGGGATGAATACAAAGCAGCATTGACAAAGAAAGGATACACCATACATGAGCGAAAGGACGATGATGGTATTCTTCACGGATATGCAATCATGAAAGGAAGGACGAAATACAAAGCTTCCGATCTGGGTATTGGTAGAAACTTGATGGTTTCAAAACTTCCTGTCACATGGGAGAAACTTCATTATAGGTCAGGTATTGCAGCGAATAACAAACCTAAAGATACTGATTCGAGACAGATTCAGAAGCCATCGGCATCCGCTGACTATACCAAATATAAGATCTACAATCCGAATACGGTTCCCTATACATTGAGTCACGAAGGTCAGGAACATCGGTTCTACATTCCAGAAAAGGTACTCAACCATTTTAACGATGAATTTGATTATCGTTTCGTTTCCAATTCACAGGAGTTAACCGATATGGCAGTAGTAATATTTGTCGGATTGCTGGAAGTCCCCAATGCACCAACCGGAGGTGGCGGTGGTTCACAAAGCGAATTACCATGGAGAGATAAGGACGAGGATGATCTCTTATGGGCAAAAAGATGTGCCCGTGCTGCCATTCGTACCTTAGGAAAGAAACCGAAAACTGGATTAAAACGATGAGCTTATGAAAAAGAAATTTGATTTTACCGCTGAAATGAAGGAAGTGCAGGTTACCAAAAGTACTCCTCAAAATGAATATCTTGAGGAGGAAAAACGTCTGCTTGGTATAAACGTAAAAGAACTTGCCGAGTTGAATGACAATGTGTATGGATTGAGGACGGATCTTACCGCATTGGTAGATTTATTAGGAAAATACAAACTGTCTATTACTCAGGATACGCAAGATCAGGCTGTTAAATTTGGTAATACCGTTCTTGGCCGGTTTATTGACCAAATTGAGATCAAATGCACTGAGGCAGAACAAAGGATTGCTCAAATGGATAATCGCATTTATTTATCATATAAGGCATTTTATATTTTGATTGTCATTCTAATTACCCTATCCTCTTTTTTGATCTGTATGATCGTGGCGAATGTAGAATTTTTGCATTCCTGGTTAATTTGGAGGATGGTTGCTGCATGTGGGCTTATAGCGATCTTGGGAATTACGATGGTGATAGTAGTTCATAAGTTACTTGGAAATAAAACCTGATGAAAAAATATTAAACAATAGCTTTCTGTTCTAAAAAAATGTGACAAGAATTATAGTTTTCAAGCTGTAACTCTTGTCACACATTTTATTTATTATTTATTTTTAACTCTTCATTTCAAGCATAGCAAGCATTAACAAAATTTCAAATCGAGTACTTTATTAATTATAAATACTTTATGCCTACATTAGAATTATAATGAACTAAATCCTACACGAAAAACTCAAATTAGCGGGAAAAGAAAAGTTTTGACTTGCAGATAATATTATGTGGTTGGAAATTATTCAAGCTCGGTATATTCCCTATTATTCAAAGAATCAAAATGTTCAAGTTCCCTATTCATTTCATCTTGATTTATCAAGAAAGAAGGACAAGATTTTGCTCTTGCAGTATCATGTTGCTCAAACCGGTCTATTCCTAAATATTTATACAAGCGGCATAGTTTTCCTGAGCCGTCATAGCTGTCAACAAAATTTTTACAGTATAAACAATTCTTAATACCAAATCTTTTATATCCTTGATATTTAACCATTTCATATACTCCAAAAGCAACAGGTGTATGAATGCATATTTCCAAAAGAGATTGTTTCCTAACTTTAGCTATATTCTTACACAAAGATGTGTCTTGATAACATTGTGACTTACCGGATGCATATAGAATATAACGAGAAAATTCTATCTCTTGTGTAATATTTTTAGCATCATAGTCCTCCGACTTGAATCCCCAAAACGTTGTTTCACTTATATTTTCAGATTCTATTCCTTCTAGGAGCCTGCTATCACATTTAGAGGATTCAATGAAACCATCATCGACAATTCTTTGAATGTCATTTTCAGATTCAATCTTAACTTCAATAATTTTACCACCATTATGCAATTTAGATACATCACTTGCATGAGTAACAAAAAATTCAATATATATAGGCGCCAATTGAGGCTTCTTAGACGAAAATATTTTCAAATCAGAGCGTCTGTTAATTGAATCATACTGTATTTCTTGTTCACATGAGTCATAAAACTCTTTTAAATTGAATCTTTTATGAGTTGATATATAACAATTTCCATATCTAACGAATGCACATGTCTTTACATGTGGGCAATATGAACGATACTCAAAACCAACATTAAATACTTCTTTAGATAGAAATGCCTCTTGAACTCTTAATTTTGCCAACTGATGCAACATAGTCTCATATGCATTTTCACAATCTACTCCAGAAGCATGAGCAAAATGATGGACACGTTTCATTCCACCATTTTTCGCTACCAATTTTTCCTTACATGATGGACAATAACAATTGCAAAGCTGCCCTGTGTCAACTTCGTCTATATAGACAAGATTACCAATTAAGTTTAATGCGTATGTTAGTAAACCTTTCTGATGCATAAGCAGTACTTCCTCTAAACCTTTTATTAAATTATTATGCTAATAATTGTATAGGTAATCACAGATTTTAATGAATATTTTGTGATCGTTAATTATATAGATGGAGTTCTTTATTTTATACCTTCATAATAAATATTTAGTGGCTATTCTAATCCCCAAAAGTAGTATAAAGTTTGAATATATTCCTTATCATAAGATATCCTACTTTTTCTTACTATCTGGTATCATAGAGTTCAACTCGCAAGCATTACTCACGAGTTGGACTACATAAATTTTCAACTTGTGTTTTAGCCAACATCAAGAGTTTCATGTTTCAATCATTATTAATTCTTTTCTCTGTATCTATAGCCGTTAAATTTCATTTAGAACATTCTACTACTCAAACAATATACACTTGTAGGATTTTATTAATATTTTTACTTATAATACCCTTACTGCACTATCCGTTTTTATATAATATAGCCAATAAAGCATTTTAATAAATCATTATTATATACTATCTAGTCCTACTAGATTCTTAAAGAATCCGTATTCTTCATCTACTAGAGCTCGTCTGTCTAGTCCCATATTCTGATATTCACACGAAGTCTCAGAAACCATGGTACAACCAAAACATGATGCTCTATTTAAGCTATCTTCATTTTCCCAACATAAAGGATCTGAAGAACAATTTACTGCACGTTTCATTGCAGATTCAATAATACTACTAATAAGTCGAGGCTGTCCTTGCCATACAAGGCCTCCCATACTGCCTTCTGCTCCATCTGCTGTATAAATAAGCACGCCACACATTTTGTCTGAGTAATATAGCCGCTCACTCAAACTTGCAGTAGGGTAACCACAAGTAAATTCAAGTTCTTTCATTAACACATGGCTAAATGTATGAAGTAGATAAAATTTAGCTCTTCCGTAAAGAGAAATCTCCTGATATAAAAATTCTCCTAATGCCCCATTATCAAGTTGACATTTATAATGATCATTTAAATCATTTTCTTCAGCCCACCTTTCAATAGTAGCCATATCAAATGCAAAAAACAAGCCTTCACCATATATTTGATTAGCAGGTAATACATATATGTCAGACGGTATTCCATCAAAAATGGGCTTCATCTCATCACCTGGTGCCACAATCTTCCCACTATCATCAAGTTTAGATGTTGGCATGTTTACTCGACCAAAGCCTAACTGTGTATTTGTAAGAGAAACTGTATTCACTTGTTTAATTGTTTTAAAATATGGCTGTAAAGAGTTAGGAATAATAATTTCATTAAACTCTAATCCTTTAGATTTTCGATTGGGTTCATGAATATCAGTGAGAACTTCAAATTCTGTTAATCGATATGTTGCAACAGGATCATTATCTTCGTCTTCTACAATTAATCCAAGAAACATATTTTTGATATTTTCATAATCAAAATCTGTCAGACTACACTGCCAGTTAAGATTTGCATCCTCAATAAATTCATCACAATCATTATACTTTTTTTTCCAAAATTCTTCTTGAGTCATTTCTGGCCTTCTAGTAACCATTGTATTATATTTCTCAGTTACTTTACTTAACACCATACGAGCCTGATCATTCAACTGCCCAGGCTTTAATGGAATAAAATCTTTAGGAATATATAAACTACTAAAACCACTTGCATAGTATATGCTATTACTAGTTACCATTGCTACTTGCATCTTAGTCTTTTGGCCAGTAGACAAGCATCGTTCATATGCATTATCTTTGTTAACCCATGGACGTTCACCTCGACAATAAGGTTTAATATTCATTATACCAGCTAATGAAACAGAATAACCGCATTTTGAACATTTTAGTGTGCCCCACGATTCTGCTTGGTTACGAGAATTAAGCCATTTAATATTATGCTTACCTCCACAACTACAATCTTCACAGTCGTAACCAAACAATTCGAAACCTGCATCATCATCCATTTTCTCATGTTTAAGAGACGCACAGAAGAACTTATACCATGGGATATCTGATATATGACCATTTGGGCAAATAAGAATAAGTGGAACTGGTTTTAATAGACCATATTCTACATCATCATGTAAAACTTCAGCCTTTATTTTTCTATAAGTTTTCTTATTAGGATCGCGTGGAGGAACAAAATATGTCATTTTCCCATCATTACATTTACGAATTTGCCATTCTTTACGCCACTCATTAAGAGGTTTGATTTCAGAATTAGCAGAAATAAACCACTGAGGAAAATTAATAGCAGGGATATAAAACATATCTTCGCCTAATTCAGTTCCAAATCGCGCTTTAATAGATTCATAAAGTGGATTACCTTTACGTTGTATTTGATTAAATGAATTCAGTAGAATATGAGGTATTGCAACAAAACATTTTAATTGGGTAAACCTTTTTTTCACATTTAAAAAATCCACAAAACGCGGATCTTCAATCAATTCAACACCACATTCTTCTTGAATTTTTGGGATATTTAATGTTTGTGATTGTATCTCCTTTATTTTATTTGATACCACCTCCACAAATTTCCAGTTATTAATACTTAATGGCATAATAAAACCACCCCACTTGGTAGTAATAATAGATCCTACACCTGCAGCAGTAGACAAGATTTTATACTTGCCCATAGATTGATTATATTGATTCTCTTTACGTATATCCATAATATTATTTATTTAAAATGTGAAGGACAGCTTCAGGTTCAACTAATCTTAATGCGGATGGTACTATCCACTTGCTAGCAGCTTTTTGCTCCGAATAATCATCTGTAGAAACTAACAAAGATACCTCTTCAGCACCTTTTCGCCCAGCTGCATAATAGACTAGAGAATCACCATATTGTTCTGCTTTATTTACCCATTGGTCAAGACTTACATCTATCCATTCATATATGTAAGATAATTGCTCTTTTGTTATGATTTCGCGCTCTAGTGCATGTAATGTAGAATCAAGAGCCTGAGTCCTTGCGTAACGATTCTCAAAATACTTTTTCAGCTCAGATTTTAATTCTGTTGCGATTGGAATGGACATTTTATTTGCATCTTTGCGATCAGCAAGATTCTTGTATAAATGTCTAATTATAGTAGCCATATATAAAGGCATATACTTTTCTACAGCCTTTGGTGAAAAAGGAGTAATGGAGATTGGCTCAACATAATAATATAACTTTTCATGAAATTCTCTAAACCTTTCAAAATGAGACATATCTCGAGAACGAAAAGGATTATGTAACGTTAAGACTAATCCTTCTTTATCACGTGCGACACGAGAGCTTGCTTGAATGTACTCAGCGATATTTCTAGGCATAGAATTAATTATGATTGTATTAAAACGGCTTACATCAAGTCCCACTGATATCATATTTGTTGCTAAAATATAATCAGCTGGAAGAATTGCACTATTATATATATTTGTTTCACCTTCTTTTAAATATGGCAATCGTTTATTAGGATCCCATTTTATTGTTTGTACTTTTGTTAATTCTTTTACTGCATCACCACCAGATAAACGACCAGTCAACTCAGTCTTAGAGAATATTTCGTTATATGCATAAAAACATTCCAACATATCAGTAAATCGAAGTACTCGTTTAAATAAACGACGAGTATACTTAGTAAATTCAAGATAGAATTGAGCATCAGTTTTTCCTACCTCTTTTAATGAGTTGAAATAAGAAATTATCGAATAATAATAGTCTGCAGCCTCTATAAATGACTTATCATTAATCTCTAACAATGCTTTATTTTTACGTTCATACAGTGCTCGATGTACAAATAAAATTGCAGCTAAACGCATTTGAGTAGTCATCTGAGTACGTCCAGTAGGCATTATACCAATATATTTGCGTTTAGAAACGTACGACCAATTATCATTTTCTCCTTGTTTATCCCTTTTATAGAAAGCAAAAAACGAGTCATCATAATCTGTTCCATTTTTAGGAAAGATACAAATATCCCGATCATATAGAGCTCGCACTTGAAAACTGGTATTACGTGTGGTAGCTGTTGATGATATAATCTTAGGACGAATCACAAGCCCATCCTGCCTTTTGTATGAACACAACTGATCAATAGCTGCTTCAAACAAACTTACTGCAGAACCCAATGGACCTAATAACAAATGTAATTCATCTTGAATAATCAAATCTGGTGGATTGCATCCTGTACCATTTCCAAATAAACGTCTAGAATCTGCACACGCTTCATTTACATTAACTCGGCGTGCAAGTTGAGCAAATTTATCTACAGTCCCAAATAGTAATGTTGGCGGCTCTTCATATACATGGTCATCACAAAGTCTGATAGGCAGATAGTTTCGTTTTCCATATGTACATTTTTGTTACTACATCCAAAATAATAATGATCAACAGATACTTCTTTATCTCTAAGCAAAGAACCACACCAAGGACAACGATCTAGTGGTATTTGTCCATGTCCTCCATCAGAAACCCAGTTTTTTCGAATTTCTTCAGCTAGATTTTTATAATGATTAGGCAATGAACTTTCTCCAACAAATAGGCCAATAGAAATTTCTTTATCTCCTAAATTGTATTTATCCCATTTCCTAATCTGTTCTAATGCAAGAATAAGTCGTAACGCACGTTGAAATTGTTGAGTTGTAAGTAAGCGTAATGTATAACGCATTATTGCAGCAACGCCATCGCCAGCTCCATTTTTAAGCAACAATCTACGATTTATTATGACTAATGCAATTATACCCAAATAAGACTCAGTCTTACCTCCACCGGTTGGAAACCATACAAGATCTACTAATTCATTGCGTTTTTCCCATTTTGGATCACACTTACTTTGGAAAATTCCATCAAGATTAAGCAAAATAAACGCAAGCTGGAAAGGTCGCCATGCAGCTACAACTCCAGGAAAAATTGTAGTATCTAGCGCTTTATCTTTATAATATTCAAAACTTAAAATTTTTTCATCCTTTAAGACTTGTTCTTGATTATTACTTTTACTATGCCAAAGCTGCATAAACATAGCAGTATTCATTAATCGAAAAATCTTCATCTTATCAGGATTTGTCAAGAATTCATCAATATTATTCTTTATTCTCTGATAGTCCTTCTCACATTTAGTAATATTCTCTCGTCCAATCGAGTTGCCAGCAGCATCTAATTGCTTTATCCATATTTGATATGAATCAGCAAATTTACGAAGGCCTTCAACAATCTCAGTATCTGTATTAGAAGAAAGGACAGAAAGCCACTTAAATTGAAGATATTGATTATCTTCTACATATTTCTTTGGTAAGAATTTGTTAGTCTTTTCATCAAAAATGTGTTTAGTCTTATCTCGTGGTTCTGGTTCTACATCAGGTGTTTCAACAGACGGCATAAACTCTGAACAAACGTGTATAATTCCATTATTATCATAGTACCAATTTGCAGAACAGATGTGGCCAATAGCATAATCTTCAATATTACGATAAAGATACTGCAAACTGCTTACTTCACAATCATCAAGTTCTGGATTTATTTCGTTTCTATATGGTATAATTTCAGAACTTGAGACGTCAATTTTAACTCCAAAAAATGTTAACTCATTAATCTTCTCTGCAACAATAGAATAGTAATGCTTAGTATCAACCTTAACCTTAGTAGAGTCATTAGCAAGCATTACTTTTAAATATGTCTTACCATTGATTCCCTTATAAATCTGTAACCATATGGACAAAGAAGCTTCGACTTCAGGAGTAAGAGTATACTTTACTATTCCTTTTGTAACACCTTCTTTAGGGGGGATTATGATCTTTCTCTTCCCTGATTCAAAATCAAAAGCAAATGCTGATAAATCAATTTCTTTACAAAAGTTTGTTCCTACCCAGAACCCGAATCCTTTAGAATCACATATGGATAGTATATCTTCAAAATAAGATAAAAAAGTTTCATATTGTTCTATTTTTGCAATACGAACTTTATGTTCTGCAACCTTATCCGGACTCAAATATTCACCTTCTCTGTTTACGTATTTTAGGGATTTAAATAGTCGTTCTTTATATGCACTTAAAAATTTGTTTTTATCTTGGAAAGAGCTATCTGTATAAATTGAATCATATTCTCCATTAGGATTTTTAGCTATAATTGAACAAAAATATTTATTAAGTTCTCGCATTTTATCGCGAAAATCCTTCAAGTCCTGTGCTTTATTTATAACTTTTAACAAACTTAGTTTTTTGTCTTGGTATCTGAAATACTGAGAAAATAAATCTTTACATTTTTCTATAGAATATACTTTCTCAAAAAAATCATAATCTTCTATATTTACATATAAACGTGTTTTCTCAGATAATTTTTTATAATAACGTCCTGAAATTGTTATTTTAGAACTCGAAGTTAAAGATTTAATGTTTTTAACACAACAAGATATACCTATTCTATCAGGGAATCTACGACTTAGCGAATTAATATCTTCATCCTCTTCTTGATTTCCTAAATCCCTCATGTCATCTCCTTGTTCGTCCGAATCCTCATCTGATAAATTTTCATCACCAATATTTTCATCGTCGTTCATTTCGTATTTTAGATCAGACATAAATAATGACTGATTATCTTTTCGTGGGAAAAGAATGCCTGTACTATAAATAGAGCCTGGCGTTGTATTAAGTACTTCACATACAAGTTCTTTCTCATTTTCATTAGAAACATATACTCCAAAATTATTTCCGCAACCACCTGGACCTATTAACTGTTCCTTAATGAAAGATTCCAATGAATTTCTTTTATCTTTGATCATAACTTATGGATTTAATTAGTCTAAAATTTATAGTGCCGTCTTTTATAAGATCTAAAATAATCTTAATATCATTTTCACTACCAATATTAAGATAATCAAGAACTTCATTACTTAACTCTTTATAGGCTTTCTTCATGTCTGTTTCAAGTAAACAGTGAATTAAAAATGTCCTGAAAATTATATTTTTACCTTCAGTATTTGTACTTATTCTTGACTTTCTATGTCTTAACATTCGAGTATATAATCCCTCTATTTGAAGATATTCTTCAATCACTCTCTTTTGCATACGTCTACTACGAGGAAGTACTGAATTTTCAGATGTGTCTAACCATCGTTTAAATGAAATAAATTGTATCCTTTCAGCTGGAAGAAGTGGTTTCATTATATCATTATAAACAACTTGTTCTCCATATTGTGCTACTCAATGCCCTAAAAGGATCTTCCACATTTCTCGGCTTGATAGTTTCTCTTCATCAGTTAAGCAATACTTTGGATTATTTCGTATCATTAATTCACCTTCACCTGCTCTACGCTCCTCATTATCAAGAAGATCTTCAAGTGGTTGATAAAAATCTGTCAATGGTTGAATTGAAATAACTGTTGGGTCTTCAAAATCACGTAAAACATCTAGAATTGTACAAATTGAAATTTCATCCATATATTTACATAAAACAAAATCATATTCATCTAACACTTTATGCTGACGTGGTCCAAATGAAACTTTCACTCTGTTTTGTTCAACTCCTGATTGCCTGTCACGAACATTTTGTTCATCTTCATCTTCTTTGGGCTCAATACCTATTTTTATCGGTTTATCAGGAAGCTGTATACCGTTTTTCACGTATCTAACACGATAGTTTGAATTTAGAAGTAATCTTAATTGTTCTTCATAGCGATAAGAATACCAACTATAACGAGGATCAAATACAATCTTATTATTTATTTGTAGAACACTTTGTCCAGGATTAAGATGATACTGATCAAAAGAGTTTGGATATATTGCCCAACTCCGTCCCGTACAATGATTAAGCATTGATAGAACAAGGATCTTTTGTTCATGTATTGAATTTAAGAAAACTAAGCCATCTTTATGAGCTTTAAAATTCTTAAATGTATAAAAATTAACCGAAGATGCACCACATTTAGACTGTAAGAAGAATTTTAATTGTTTTTTATAATACACATCTATGTTGTAATCCAAAACTACTGCAATCTCATGGAATTTTATCCAGTTATATAAGATTTCTGTAAGTTCTGTTTTGTATTTATTATGAATAAGTTGTAAAAAATAATCTGTATACTCTTCATTTACCTCAGAATTAAGGTTTAGAATCTCCTCTTTTATCTTTGATAAACTTTGATCTGTAAAACAAATCGCCAATTCATTCCGTAGTTTTACTTCATGAGCAATATCTTGAATCATAAAATCAAATGTATTCTTTATTTGGTATTCTTCTGCATTTATTTCACATCCTAATTCATAGAAATCAATACATGGTTCTTGACGTTCAAATAAGTAATCCATTTCTGCTTTTGTGAATGATATAAAATCACGCGTTTCAGCAAATTTTTCACGTTGCCAGCGTTCTACTAAACTGTGTTTATTTTCGTATATCCTCTGTAGTCTATAAGGTTTTTGCGAAAATAAAAATGCTATAACATTATGAATACCAGCATCATAGTCTTCATTATATTCTTTAATTGTTGAGCGTTGCATTTTCATACATAATTGAATGTTACGCCCATCAATATTTTTCTGAAGAAAAAGGAATATATGGGGGATTTTAAACCTCCCATCATTTTGTTCTATTTTTTTATATACTTCATCCTCATCTCCATTTAAAATGATTAGAGATTTTTCTGTTGAAAAAGAATCTCCAACTACATCTTGAATAAAATGATAATGTCCTTTAGTCTTTAATGAGAGATTATATTCATCAGATAAAGTACGACTATAAAAGAAACATTTCTCATTTGCGTTGGAAGGCATATCTAAAATGTCATCTGTTAAGTATTTTGCAACATCCCGTTTAAATCTAAAATGTTTAGAACATGCTTCACGCTCCTTTTTATTAACTTTTTCTGGCAAATATATAAATGGCTTTGACTTATATGAGGAAAGTATATTTGTACGAGTGCTTTTACCCCAAAGTAACGACATCTTTAATGCAACAAATTCCTCACATAACATCTGAGCCCAATCTTCACATAATGGGAAATATACTATAGGCATTTTGACATCATCACTATATTCCACTTCTCTGTTAATGTAATAATCAATAATATTATTCAGAACACACAACAACTTTCTACCTTCTTTAGTATGTAAATTAAGAGAAGATAGTATATTCAAAAGAGCCTTGAATTCATGGCTTTCCTGTTTTGCTGTTTTTATAAAGTTGTCGTGTAACATATTAATTAGATTTAAGAATAATAATGTCCAAATTCATGATTGCCCGTGTCATACCGACATAAATTTCGAATAGAAAATTATCCCATGAACTCTTGATCTTTGAAGCTGGGATGACAAGTATTATATTGTTATCCTCTAAACCCTTATATTTAAGTATCGTTGTAAAGGCTAACAATTCCTTAGACTTCCTTTCTATAGTTTTTTCAGATAAAACTTCAAGAAATGACTCCATTTCTGCTATTATATCATATACTGAATCATCATCTTCATTTTCTTTATATTTAAAATCAGAATGTATCAGCAATGTTGTAGAAGAAATTTCTCCGCAATATTGAAATAGATGTTTGGTGTGTTCTTTAATAGTTTTTTTTACTTCTCTTACATTATCATGGAAAGATATTGTAAGTCCTGCTATATCATTTCCTTTAAGAGAATCTAAATATAACTCAAAAGCTTCCTGGCAATGTTCAACTGACAATACTTTATTGGCATATTCTACAATAAGTTTATTTGTAGGAACACGTTTGTTCTCATCAAGTATGAAGCATGCTGCGTATTTTGCTATTTTATTAATATTTTCATTCAAATTTCGACTAACATTATTATATCCTTGTTCAAGATCATAAAATACTAGATATCGTCCTTGTTTAAGACCATTGTGTTGTGAACTTAATAGTTCATTGAGCACAATATCAACACCTTTATCAATGACATCTTGTGCTTCATCAATAATAATATAGTCATAATCTACCTTAGTAATTTTACTGAGTTCTTTGCTTAAAAGTTTGTAAACATCATATTGACTATTATCACTTTTAATATTAAGTTCTATATTTGTTATTTCCTTGATATAATTATTGAATGTTTTGACAGTACATGAACTTAATCGTTCTTTATCTAAATCAAGCCGAACCTTACTTGCTAGCAGTCCTGTCCAACATAGATATAACCCCTTAAGACCACTATGTCTTTTAATAAATGCTTTAGCCATAGTGGTTTTTCCTGTTCCTGGTCCACCCTCAATTAATATTCTAGGATTTTTTCTCAAACCTTCTAGAATACTTAGATTGTCAATCTGTAACCAATCCAAAACTTCGCGAAGCGAAGTTAGTGAATATTTATAACGATCTTCAATTGATGGAGCAAGTGAGTTTACAATAGACTGTAATTCTGTCTTTGATATTATACGTTTAGAACGTTTATTTTTACGAATTACACTTAAACAGAAGTCTGCAAAAGAATTATCACTATCTTGATCTAACTTATTCCAAAGTTTATGAGAAAGGTTGATTTGAGAAGAGTCACGTGATATGTCAAGAGTACTATGAGGGAAAGCACATACATAATCAACAAATATTTGATCCTTATTTAATATCCCATTATTTAACAATGCCCATTTATAATCATGAGCTTGCTTAAATGGTGTTCTACTCATTTCCCTTAAGACCCCTTTATAGCTATAATAAAAGAACCCCATTATCAACTCAATTATACCACCTTTAACTTCAACAATAATTGCACCTTCTTGGCATATAAGGAGAAAATCAATCTGTATTTCATTTTGACCTCCATATGGTATGTTGAAAGTTTTATCATACCACATATACCATGTCAAAGAACTTGCTTCACAATCTCGTACAATACGTTCATACATATCTTTTTCTCCCTGAAGTACATTACCACTATTGTAATTAATACCAATAGTAGAGTCAATTAGAAGAGTATCTTTATGAGATTTAATAATGATTGCCATATTGTTGTGAGTTATTTATAATTTGATTACTTCCAAAGATTTTCGTCTACAAGTTCGGACATTGAATAGTTAAACATGTCTATCAATTCTGCCCTATGATTAGGAAACATTTCTAGAACTTTTATTAGAGACTTTAATGATAAACACATTTTGACTCTATCGTAATATCCATCTCTTATATCTTGTTCAAATTCATCGAATGTTTTTAGCTTTGGCCGTGTAGTTATTTTTAATGTCTTTTCTTCCCAATAAGATTGATTTCTATAACAAAATTGCCAAAAAGACATTTTTTTGTAAAACTGCTGCTGGTTACACCATCTGGCAATTTGTACATAAAAATTTGATACTGGGGCATTATGATAGTCTTCATGCCTCATCACATATCCAACACATCCATATTGCATGAGTATTTTAATTCTTTGAAATAATTCCCAAATGTCTTTATAAAATATATCTACTTTTGTTGGAGACTGTTTAAAACCACAAAACAAATAGAACTTTGTACCTTTCTTTGGATTGTAACGTTTCCAGATTTTAAGTGATTTTTCAATTATATCATGATCTTTCCAATTATCAAAAGCAAAAATAAAATCACCATGATAACGCGACCGTGATAACATTTCTGCCATTTCTTCGCCATAAGGACTTTCTGCTAACATGCGTTCATCAAGACCTTGCCGGAATTGAAATGGGCGTTTAGTCTCTATAAGTTGCTTCAGTAGTGGTCTCCAAATAGATGGGTCAGAAGCAAGAAAATTGTCATCCCATAAATAGATATATGGCCGAACAAGTTTTCCGTTTTTATCTTTCTCATCATCCAAGAACCATTGTAATTTAGAATATGGTAATATACAATTCTCTAGTTTATTAACACAGAATGGACAATGTCTTACACAACCACGGGTTAAAAAACCTATTGAATATTTTTGATAATCTTTAAATTTTTCTCGTTTAAAACCTTTCTTAACTTGTTGATTAATAAATTGATCATATAAATGATAGTAAGGCATCTGACGAGACATGCTAATCCCATACTCTTTACCTCCATGAAAGTTTCTAAGAGTATTTAGGAATTCATCATGTTCTAATTGGTTCATATCTTGTTCACGTTTTCTACGATATTCCATTACACTTACTTCATTGGCATAAAATCCAGTTCCTCCACATTTAAACTTCTTTTCTTCCGGTGTTCCTTTTGATCGTATATATAGTTCTGGTAATTTGGTAAACGTAAAGACACAAGACAAATATATTCTTGTATAATGTAAAGTATTTGCCTGAGGATCAAGAATTAATTCAAATGGAATTCCATTATCTTGGAAAAATCCTGCCAATTTTAGTAATACAAGATTTGGGTGACGCGTACCATTATCAAGTAGATCCGCATCAATTAGTCCTATTATTTCTTGTTTTTTTGACATATTATTCATTCATTGATTTTATAAAGGCTTTGCCTTTCTCTGTCAATACATAACCGCCTGTTTTACGCGAACCTTGATACTCAATCAAATTAAGATCTTCTGAAATAAGTTGCTTAAGGATTCTATCAATAGTAGGCATTGATATTTTTATTGCATCATGCAAGTCTTTTCTTTTAGCTATTCCTAGTTCTGAAATCTTTAACAGGACACTTTTTATCTTATCATTTATCTTATCATTTATCTTATCACCATCTGAGGAAATAAAATCATCCCCAATCAAGACTCTATCACCAAAACCTTCTCTACAAGGAATCTCAATCAAGAAATAACTTCTCTCTTCATTTGTCTCAATCACAGCAGGAGCAGAGCCATTTCTTCTTAATTCGTCTTGTATGGTTGGGATACCGGTTCCTCTACCTTCGGACAACTGAAGCTCTTTGAGATAATCGCCCAAACGACGATTACGGTAGCGGCGTGACTTCAGACGTTCAGCCTTTTGGATAGCATCAATGCTGATGGAACGGTCCGGACCGGCATAACTAAGAATGGAAATCTTTTCTGGCTCAATCGTAATCTCAACCGGTTCTCGTTCTTGATAATCTCTATGATACAAAGCATTAACGACTGCCTCTTCAATTGCTTGATAAGGATAGTTGAAGAAGATTATAGATTCAGCCTTGTCTTTCTGCTTAATGATACGTTTCTTGATAACATTCGTTTTGATATAGTCCAATGCCTGTTTTATCATATCGGGAACAGGGCCAACAATCTTTGGAACCTCAATCATGTTATTGGGATTCTTAATGCAGCCCTCGGGAAAGATAACAATATCTACTTGTGTTGTCGGGAAAAATTTGGCAGGATTCTTACAGAACATCATAGCGGCCACATTCTTGACTAGTTGACGTTCAACGGGCCCTACCAGCAGGTCCATTTGCGACAACAACTCGAACAGGGACAGCTTTTCGAAATCAGCAACCAAACGACTGTTGACTGTTTGCAAGTAATCCAGAACCAAGGCTCTTGAAATATCTGTTATCTCTATACTCTCATTACCCCTTTCATCAAATGGAGTACGATTCGCCATCTCACGCAATTCATCTAAGACTTCACCTCTCGCCTCAATAGTATTGGTTCCACTACGAACATACCACTTACATGGCGACTGATTACTTGCTGTAACTCGTTCACGTACATTATAAGGACGGTTCACTCCAGCTGGCACCCAAATAAGCAAAACGTATTTCCCGTCAATCTCCTGCATGTCGATTCGTGGCAAATAGAATGGCTCAATCTTATGATTGAACCCAACCATATCACGTTGTATCTTATCAAGTTCCTCTATAGGAATACCTGTCACTGGCCGTTTTGCGATACCTGTGTTTTCTTCTTCTTGAACACCTACGATGATGTATCCTCCGCCAATGTTATCAAAATCATTAGCGAAAGCACAAATGGTGCGATAAATTTTATCTGGATTCCATCCTGTTTTAAACTCAATACGGGTGGATTCTATTTTACGCTTATGAAGCAAGTCTTCTATGTTTACCGGAATAGCCATCTTGATATACTTATTTAGATTTATCCTTTTCTACATGAAGCAATTCTCTTACATCAACATCCAAAAGTTCCGCTATGCGAAATAATGTTTCCAAATCTGGTTGTGAAGCATTAGTACACCAACGAGAAACAGATGTCACATTCCTACCAACTTGCTCAGAGAGCCATTTAGCCGTTTTATTCTTTTCAACAAGGACTATTTTAATCCTATTCAATTGCTTCATAATTGAAATAATTTGTAGTTTAATGCAAATATATCAAAATTCAATGTAAAAAGCTAATATTGTTCAATTTATTTTGGTAAAATATCTTTCAATGATAATTTTATTCAAAAATTAACCACCATACCATTAGCCTTGTCAAGTTCATTCCAGCGAGTACAGAACAAATGTGAGTGGCGAACAGGAGGATAGTCTGCGAGCAGAGCACCAGTATTAATCAGTTCACACTTCTCGTTGATAATGCCGAATGATTCATAGTCGCTATTCTCAAACAAACGTTTAGTGCGCTTAAAGTATGTGGCACGAAGCACGGTAAATACCATATCCACGAACTTCCAACAATACACAAGGCTCATACGACATGTTACTACCCTTCAGCACCAGTTCTTTGTGCTTCAAGATACTAGCTACTACACTCTAGTTACCAACACGAACAAATGCCTACATCGGTCCATCATCTATGTTATAATAAGATATCTGAGCACCAGGCATCACTGTGAGTACAACGAACTCCTTGTCTTCAGCCTTTGCGAACGAGAGGTTGAATCAGGTATTGGATCAATGTGAGACTTGATAGCTTTGCTGATCTTCTCCGCATCATCTTTTACGTCATCAAGACCGACCGATAGTTTTATCATTAGCAATACCCCAAATGAGTCTGCCACCAATACCATTGGCAAAGGTGCTCACACTCTTGCACCAACTTTTCGGTTTCTTCACCTCCAGAGCCCCCTTCTTATCATATTTTGTTACCCCGCCTATCAGTTGGTGAATGTCTAGTACTTCCATTTTATATATAACGTATTGACCTACTATTTATTTAAATGTTTAGAGTTCTATCGAACATAACGATTCCCCTTTATATTTTATAATATGTAGCATCTGACTCACAGAAACAACAGATGATTACTTTACCATCAAAGTCACTCTCATGAATTGCCTTCAACGCAATCTAAGCAGCCTCTGCCTTTGGATAGCCATACACACCAGTACTAATACAAGGGAAAGCGATAAATGCTCTTTTCCTTAGCAATGTCAAGTGCAGTCTTATAGCATGAAACCAGCAACTGAGACTCGTCACCATTACCATAAAAACAGGTCCGACGGTATGGATTACATACTTGCAAGGCAAGTTATATGCCCCTGTTATCTTACTCTGACCAGTCTCGCAACCGCAAGAGTCATGCACTCCTTCAAGAGTTCGCGACCTGCAGCACGATGAATAGCACCATCCACTCCTCCACCATCTAACAACGAGCGGTTAGCTGCATTAACGATTGCATCAACTGCCAGCTTGGTTATGCCACCAACGACGAGTTCTATCTGTTTCATATACTTACCTCTTATTCCATATCGGTTAAAACCATATCGCAAAATTCGTTTGCATTATTTGCATTATAAATTTTAGCGCCAATATTCTTTAATGGTTCATAGCTATGTAGAGATTTTGAACCACCAAGTAAAAATATATATAACTTATTATCATCATTCAAATAATCACGGAAATAGCTTACAGATTCATTGATATTGCCTAAGTCACCATTTGTAATCAACACGGTAACTAGATCTCTAGATCTTACGTCTAACGTTGATTTAATTCTTGAAATTGGAAACTTAGTTCCACCGTGACCATTTGTTAATAGACGCTCCCTTACGTCATCATATTTATCACTCCAATCAACGTATGCATCAATTTTATCACTAAATCCTATAAATGCAACCTTGCTTTTTGTTGATTCAAAGTATGATAAAATACCATATGATGCAAGAACAGCCTGATGCATATTAGCAGATTCCTTCATCGCAGACCCCATACTACCGGATGTATCAACGACCAACAACAAATCCATTTGTTTGCTTTCAGTACCATTATCATCATTAGATACATATCCCCACTTTTTTGTAGTCATTCCAGGAATAAGTCGTGGAGATGTCATATATGTTAACATTAAATCCAGCTCCTCTATTGGGTCACCAATTCTCCATACAGAGGGATATGTATATGAAGACTTGTTTCCTGTATTCGAAAATTCAACAATTGGTATGATATTAGCACTTTGAACATTAAACCAAAGAACTCCCTTCTGCTTATCAGACATACCTATAATACCAGCAATTGCTAATAGGTCGATGAACTCTTCTACAGAGGTTTCTTCTGCGAGTACTTCTATTGCTTCTTTGACTTTATCAGGATCCGCAAAAACAAAAGCATTTCCGTGTTCATCGCCATCTTTAGGTCTACCAACACCCCATTGACCGCTCTGTTGCTGTGATCCTTGCTGACCGCTCTGTTGCTGAGGTCCCTGCTGACCGCTCTGTTGCTGTGATCCCTGTTGACCGTTCTGTTGCTGAGGTCCCTGCTGACCGCTCTGTTGCTGAGATCCTTGTTGACTACTCTGCTGGGGATTCTTTTGGTCTTCAACATATAGTTTAAAGAATATTTCTGCATATTCTTCAACTTTATCTAAAAATGACGATTTATCTTCTATGCCGTTTTTCGTGAATGAATCAGCTAATTGATGGACAATTTTTAAAAATTCAGGATCAGTTTCATTTATACCAAGATCTTCTTTCCAAATTGCCTCTTTTGTTAGAAACATTAATTTGCAATGCCTTGGACAAGCACTGATATTTGCACCTATTTTTATCCAATCGATTTCACTCTTTAAAGTTTCTTTACTATGTCTATAATAGTTTTTTGTATCAACAATAATATCAGCTGCTTGATTTGAAATTGCTCCACACGCATACTCGATATTTATACCAAGATGAGAGAAATGCTTATAATAAACATCTCTAATTCTTTTTAGCATTCTAAAATGAGTAATTACATCAAATGGGCAACACATATAGTGCTCTATTTCATGTCTTGTAAGTACTTTTACTTCATTCTGAAACTCATGATAACTTATAGGAAGTTTTCCGAAATTAAGATGAATCTGCCAAGTCTTATCTATAGTAATATAGTATTGCCCAGTTGAATAATTAGCATCATCCGGCAAAAGCATTTTGACAATAGGCATAGGAATCCCCAAGGAATTGTGATACTCCTTGACGAATACATACTCAATTGCTTCTTGGGCTTTCAATCTATATGTTTCAATATCAATTGACAT